AGGTCAAGCCCGATGTGCGCTTCCAGGATTTGGAGACCCACGAATCAATCGAGGCTGCGACCAAGAAGCTTCGAGAAGATCAGGAGAAAATTCAGGAAGCCTTGAACAAGGAGCGGCTTGACCGTGAGTTCGAGAAGCAACGTGCGAAGCTTCGCGCCGATGGGGTCGATGTCGAAGCGCTCGAAGCCTTCATGAAGGAGAATGAACTGTACTCCTACGAGAAGGCGGCGAGAATTTTCAAGCAGATCAATGCAATCGCTCCGCCCACGCCATCCTCGTTGATGGAGGACATGAACTTGCCGGACGCGAAGGCGTTCTGGGCAGATCCGGTGAAGGCAGCGAGATCAGAAGCTGAGAAGTATTTCCAAGAGCGCGGTATCATCCGGCGCCAGTAGGGTTTTGTTTTCCAGTCAGGCCACTGGTTTTCCGACACCTAGTTCGGGATGAGTTGGTGTCGTTATGCCCGTTTATGGCACAGGTATAGTTCCGGCGGCCGGCGCAGTTCAAGCCGAATTAACGGCCCTGACCCGTCGCGCGTTCATCCCGAAGATGTACGTGCAGATCTACAACACGTGCCCGGCCCTCGCGGCCCTGTTCGCGCACGCGCAAACCGCTTACGGCGGCGTCTCAAGCGTCACGGCTCCGGTGCAGGGCGCGCCGTATGTGAATACGAGCCAGACCGACTACTCTGGCACCTTCGCGCAGCCGGCGCAGCAGCAGGGCGCTTTCCCGGCCGAGTTCAACTTGAAGGCCTCGATCACGCCGATCCCCTTCTACGGCATGGAGGCGGCGCTACAGTTCAACCACGCGGTGATCCCGATCGTGGAAGCCCGCATGAACGACTCGGTCGCCTCGCAGCGCGACTTCTTAGGGAACGCTCTCTATAACAATTTCTCGAACAACCTGCAGATCATCGGCTTTCCAGGAGCGATCGATGACGGCACGAACTTGGTCACCTACGGCAACATCAACCGCACTGCCAACACGTGGTGGCAGAGCAAGGTCTATGCGGCGGGCTCGGTCGCGCCGACTCGAAAATTAGTCTTTCAGTACACGGTTGGTGTCAACAAGAACGGCGCCGAGATGCCGACATTCGGCCTCATGGGCTTCGGGACGTTTGCGAACCTGGCGAACGACTTCATCGGCAATGAGAGCTATCAGCTACAGCCTGGCCGCGGCTTTGACTCCGATGCCGACAGGCCTCGCGCGGCGTTTCGGGCACTCGATGTCGGCGGCGTGCCGATCTACGGCGACCCGTACTGCCCGGAAGGCATTCTGTATCTGGTGAACGCCAACTACATCAACCTGTACGTGCACGAGCAAGCGGCCTTCTCCTTCACTGGGTTCGAGTCTCTTTTGTCCAATTACCAGTTGGGGTACATTGGCGCTGTGCTCACTCTGTGCGAACTCGTCAACGTCAAGCCTCGCGCGCACGGCCGCGTGTCTGGCTTCACTTTCCTGACCATCTAGGAGCCCTGCAATGTCAGACATTCGCTTACCGGTCCAGGGCTCCGACTTCTTCGCCGAGCAGACCATCGCGCAGTTCGTGATCCCCGCGGGGGCCGGGGCCACATTTTCGGCGGCCAACAACATCGGCACCATAACCTTTAACGCCGCGCACGGGTTGACGTTGAATCCGGCCGCGAACGTGCCGCCGAATTACTACATCAGCTTCGGCGGGTCTACCTCAGGCCTCACCGGGACCGGCGTATTGGTCGGGAACGTGTTTCGGATCCTAACGATTCCGTCGACCACGGCGATCACGATCTACACGACGATCACCGCGGCGACCGTCACCTCCTTGACCGGCATCCCCGTCTTCTATCCTTGGCTGCAGCCATCGCAGCAGTCAGGCTTCGTGGCTGGCCCAACGCAGACGATTTCGACCGTGGTCACGCCGTTCGCTCCTGGGTATTTGCAAGCTGCGGCATTCAATTTCTCACTCGGTGCCAACTGCGTCATCCAGTACTGCCCGGCGCAGAACGCCTACATTTTGGATCAGGTAACCACCACGGCTCTCGGTGGTACGCCGGGAACAGCGCCCACGTATCGCACCATCGCGGCCGCCTCGACGGCGAATCAGATGTGGATTGTCCCGCCGAACATGGGCATTTTCGCAAGCGGCACTACGGCCAATTCCTTCTTCTCGCAGATCCAGTAAATGGAGGGACGTTACTCACCTGGGATGCCGATGCCGCGAACGCAGCCAGTGCGGGCACCATATCGCGCGGATCCGGTGCGACCTATTCCCCGTCCCGTCTCCCGTCGCTCATCGAGGTAAATCATGGCCACAGGTACACTTTCTTTGAATCAACCGCAGGCCTTAGGTGTAGCGCCGGAGCCTAAAGTTGTGCCCTTCGTGGGCGGCGATGTGTTCAACCCCGCTGACTGGATTCGCGTCACCAACATGGACGATCTGTCGGTGGTGGGCAAGGGCGATAAGGCCAAGAAAGTCATACACGGCCGATTCGGCGGGAAAGACTACGTATTCCCCTTCGGTGAACCGGTGAACGTGCATATTGAAGTGGCGCGACATCTGTTCGGTGTCGGCATGGACAATAAGTCCGCGGCTCTCGCGCGTCTTGGCTGGGCGCAGACCTCTGACCAAATACCAGAGGCGCTTGATCGGCTCACGAATATCAAATTTGACGACTTGCCGGAGCTGATGGAGCAGGCCCGGTTCAAGTCCACCGACGTTGCTCACGCGAGTGGCCTCGTGAAAGGCGACGGGACCGAGGCGGGGGCTCACAAGGCCCCCGCCAAAGACCCTGCGGCGCGGTAATATGTGGGCGCGCTTGTTACCTATCAGACTCAAGTGCAGCGCCTGCTGCATGACACGTCGGCTAATTTCTGGCCGCTCCCTGAGCTAACCGATTATATCAACGAGGCGCGCAATCGCGTCGCCCAGGACACCAAGTGCCTACGGCAACTGGTCACCGGCCTTAACTTCACGCAAGGCGTGGAGGCGTACAACCCGCAAGTTCTGATCCCGGCGCCCACTGGCGCCCTCGTGATCGATGTGATGGCGATCACCGTGTATTGGGGAAACACCCGGCGCAAGCTTTTCTATCAGGCCTTCACCGAATTCGACGCGCAGTATCGATATTGGAATCAACTGCAATCGATACCTGAGGCGTTCACGCGCATGAGCCCGACGATTATTTTCATCGGCCCCATGCCGGATCAAACGTATGTGTGTGATTGGGAAGTGGCGGTGAATCCTACGCCACTCATTACCGACTCAACGGTAGATCAGCTGCCGATACCATTCACCGAAGCGGTGCAGTACTACGCCGCATATAAAGCCAAATACAAGGAGCAGGCGCAAGGCGAGGCGGAAGTTTACTTGAGGCAGTACGCGCGCAATTTATCGTGGCTCTGTCGCGCGTGGATGACTCGCATCGTCCCTTCAGCCTATTCGAGATAACACCGTGGGCCAGCAGGTAACCGCCAAAGAGGAAGAGCAGCGGCGCACAAAGATCTTCACGAAATTCAATGGCGTTAAGAACAACTCCGCCCGTAACGCACTGCCTGAAGATGCGTGGTTTTACCTAGAGAATCTACATCCGATTGGCGATGCAAATGTACAGACAGTACAGAATATATCCGCGGCGCTGTTCAATTACACCACGCACTTAGTCTACTGGTCGCAATACGCGAACGTGAACGGCAATGACTATCTCATTTCCTTCGCATCCGATGGGACCGTGCACGCCTACAACATCAGCGCCGCTACTAGCACGCAGATAGGCTCAGGTCTTTCAGGTTCCGGCTCGCGCATGGCGCAGTGGAAGAACACACAGGCGCTGATCATAGATGCGACCGGATATTACAACTGGCCTGGCAGCGGCTCCATTGCGTTGATCGGCGGCACCGGCGTTCCTTCGAGCGGTACGGATATTGCGGTGGCTTTCGGGCGTGTGTGGATTTTGCAGGGGCGCCTTCTTACCTTCTCTGGAGCAAATGATTTCACGGCGCCTTCATTCCTCGTCGCCAATGGTGCAGGTTCAGTCGCCCTTGTTGATCCAACTTTACGCACCTACATCACGAGGTTGCAGGCGCAAAACGGATATTTGTACCTGATCGGCCCGACCGGCATCAATGTGATTTCGGATGTCTACGTGCCGAGCGGTGCGAGTCCGCCGACGCCGCTTTTCACGAACTTGAACATTCAGGCAATCATTGGGAGTGATGAGCCTGGCTCGATCTTCGCGTACAACCAGGCATTAGTGTTCGCGAATCATTCGGGTGTGTGGATGCTTTACGGTACAAACGCGCAGAAGATTTCCTCTGATATCGACGGTACGTGGAAGTACATTGATTTTAGTCAAGTGATCTGCGGTGGGCAGTTCGTCGACAACAACATTCTCTCATTGGGGATGCTGATCAAGCGACTCAATGACCCGATATTCGGCAACAACACCGTGCTCGCCTGTTGGAGTGATAACAAGTGGTGGTTCGCGAACTTTGGCGCCCTCACCTTCGTGACCTCGGCGATCGTCAACATCAACCCATTGACCGCTAATCAGCCGGCGCTTTTCGGTTTCATCGCCAATAAGCTCTATCAGCTATTTGCGACTACCGCTACCCAACCTGCCACTGTCGCGATGACGCCGCTATGGCCCATGGAGGATCAGTTAGCGGATAAGCAGTGTATACGCGCAGGCTTTGAAGTGGTGATATCGAGCTTCTCCGGTACCTTCGGAATGACGGTAGACTCGACGAACACATCTAGCCAAGCGGTCACTCTCTCGACGAGCGGAAATGTCACATGGATCAATAATTTCGCCAATCAAGTGCAGTGGCAAAACAACTCACTCGTGATCGTGCAGTGGTTCACTGGCGTGTACCTGCTATATAACGCTACCGCGCCAGGCGTGTACGGGAAATATCTAGGTGCCACGATTTCAGCGTCTAATTCGGCGTATCAACTGAGTTCCGTGGCATTGGACTACAAGCTGCGGGCGAGGTGGAATTAAGATGTCGAAACCTATTTCGGTAGCTTTTACCTTCCAGACGCAAACAGGTCCGATACCGCTCTCGCAACTCGACACGGATATCTCCGCCGTCTATACCGCGGTGAACGATTTCGGCACCTACGGGAATTACGTTGCTGATACCTCTGGCGGGGCCAACGTCATCACTGTCACCACCCCTGCCGGCACGACGTTTTCGTACACAGCTGGCACGCCTATTCAGGTGCTCCTCGCCAACACCAACACGTCAGGGACTGTCGTTATAAACGTCAACGGATTGGGCGCGCAGGGTGTCAAGAATATCGATGGATCAAACCCGGCTGTGGGTCAGCTGATCGCCGGGATGATCTTGGATCTGCAATACAACGGCACGGTGTTTTTGTTGACTGGTGCTGCATCAAAAGCTGCCGCGGCCCCCATAGCGTTCACGCGCGTTGCTACGCATAAGACAGCTAACACGAATTTCACCAGTACTAGCCTCGCTGCCGATCCGGATTTGCAGTTGCCTCTTCCTATCGGAACATTTGCCATTTCGATGTTCATTCAAATGCTTGGGGGCGCGAGTAATTCTGGTTTCAAGCTCCAGTTGAACCCATCCTCTGGAACCATGACAGGAACGTATGGACAATCAGGCTCTGCGAACGGCACGACGGTTCCGCCGCCACAAGGCCAGACAAACATTGCGGCAACACAGGTGGTCCTTACCGCTATCAATACCACGGCGGTTGACTATCTCGTCATCACTGGGCAGGTCGTCGTGACTGTTGCCGGCACGCTTAATTTCAACTTTGCATCGAACGGCGGCGCAAGCCCGAGTGTTACGGTGTTGTCTGGAAGTTGGATGAAAGCAGAGTCTGTGTGATGCCATCACTCGAAGCATACCAGGGACTGCAGTTGAACGATGAGGACGGTATCTGGGCGTGGCTTCTGGCGCACAAGACTAGGCACGCCGCCTACGCTCAAGCGGC